CAAAATAGGTTAAAGCCCCAAATTTATGAATCCGGATTAGAACAAAGTTACAATGGTGATGTTGTATTTAGAATCCGTGCAGAAAACAACCAATTAATTATTGAAGATATTAACCCCGCTTTTTACTTCCCCGAAATTAATGAAGATAACGTGCGTGCCGAACCCACCGCCCACACCCTTGCATGGAAAATTAAGCTTGCCGGAAATAACCTTACTACTGGAAGGCAAAGATGGGCAATTTTCAAAGAACGTCACATGAAGGGAAAAATAGTAAATGAATTATGGGAAATTGAAGAAAACGGCAAAATTGTTGGGCAATTAGATATTGATGCGTGGATGACCCAAGCCGATGGAACCCCATACCCCAAAGAAGTTGAAACCAATGTGGATGATTTCTTGGTGGTGCATATTCCTAACTATCGAACCAATAGCCGGTATTTTGGTATTTCAGACTACAAAGATTTAACAAGTTTGATGTTTGCGGTGAATAACCGTATTACCAAGGTTGATAATATCCTAGACAAACACGGTGACCCGATTTTGGCAGTACCGGCGGGCGTGTTGGATGAAACCGGTGCCGTGAAACGCCAAGCATTTGGAGTAATTGAGGTAGATAGCACCGAAGCCGGTGGCGGAAAGCCGGAATATATCGTGTGGGATGCCAAACTCGAATCAGCATTTTCAGAAATTGATAAATTGGTGGATTTTTTGATGATGTTTAGTGAATCTTCACCCACCCTATTTGGACTTGATAAAGGTGGATTTGCCGAAAGTGGGCGTGCTTTGAAGTTTAGGTTATTGCGTACCCTTGCCAAGAAGCACAGAAAACAATTGTATTACGATGTGGGATTACATGATTTATTCTATACAGCACAAAAATTTGCCAAGAAGAACAAATTGCAATGCGGTGATGTAAAAATGACCAAAGAACCACAAATGCCAATAATTAAATGGCAAGATGGTGTAATTAATGATGCCTTGGAGCAATTAGAGATTGAAGAACGCCGTGTGGAAGCCGGATTTAGTACCAAAGCCGATGCAATTGCTTCCCTTGATGGATTAAGTGAAGATGAAGCATTGAAAAAAGCCCAAGAAGTGCAAAAAGAAAAACAAGCATCAATGCCTGATTTTTCAACCAAGCCACAAATAATTGACCCATCAAAACAAGGTGGTAACCAAAATAACAATGCACAATGAACAAACTACCGCAAGGAATAGTACCATCCGATGCAAGTGTACAAATATTTGGCAATATAGTTAAAGAAGCCTATACCCAAGTATACCAACTACTTGGAAGTGGCGATTATTCCACCGAAATTAAAAGAAAAAGGCTATTAAACCAGATCAAAAGCGTGGTTGATTCTTCCGATGAAGCAATACAGGCGTGGATTAAAGTAGAAATTCCCACCTTTTATGAAATGGGCATGTTTGAAGCCACCAAGGGAATTAATGACCGTGGCGGAATTGTGCGTGTTGATGATGCGTTTGTGCATTTCCATGAAGAAGCTTTACAAGCCTTATCAAATGGCATTTATAGTGATATTGCATCTTCAATGCAGGGATTAACCCGCACCGGTGAACGGTTTATTGGTATGGGTGCCCAACAGGCAATAACCCAACAAATTGGAAAAGGACAAATTACCGGTGAAAACATCCGGAGCATTAGAAATTCCATTAGTAGAGTATTACAGCGTGAGGGCATCACCGCCATGCGTGACAAAGGCGGGCGGGAATGGGATTTGAACCGATACGCCGAAATGTTGGCACGAACAAAGCTAACTCAAGCCCACAATACCGGTGTTACCAATAGAATGGTGGAAAGTGGCTATGACCTAGTGGTTATTAGCAACCATTTTGGTGCATGTGATTTATGTGCCCCGTTTGAAGGCAAGATTTTATCCATTACTGGAAGAAATAAAGAATACATGAGTATTGACCAAGCCCAAAGCGAAGGTTTATTTCATCCAAATTGCCGGCATGTGCCCACCCCGTACCATGAAGCCTTTTTGGATGTTGCCGTGGGATGGGATAAAAAAGAACAGCGATACCGCCCATACAATGAGTTACGCAAAGATATTGTAATGCGGAATAAAGCCCCGATTGAAAAAGGTGTAAAAGCCACACCAATTGATAAAGCATTAAAAACCCTAGATGCAGACCAAGCCGGCGGGCGTTTGCAAATGGGTGGCAATAATTACACACTAACCCCGTTTGAAGCAAAGTTTGTGCGAACTTCCGGTGTAAGAATTGTAGATGTGCCAAAGGGTGGTAAGAAAAACACATTTGGTGCGTATTACCCAAATGATAATAGAATTGAATATTATGAAAAAGCCAATGTTGAAAGTACCAAACTACACAAAGAAAATACATTAAGGCACGAATTTGGGCATGCGGTTGATTACCGAACCATCCCACCCAAACCATATATATTGCCAAATGGTAATGAATCAAAATACCAATTCAAGTTTACAATGTTAAGTGATGAATCAAAATTTGTGGAAGCGGTAAAACCAAATCTTGGTGAAGTTATATATAATAGAATAGCACCGGACTTTGCCGACAAGTACACACCGGAGCAAATAAAAGATTTGATTGCGGGGCGTTCACTTGATCTTGGTGATGGCAGGAAAGCAAAGTTGCCACCATCATATCGAAAATATCTATTTCAGAAAAAAGAATTGTTTGCGGATGGGTATGCACAATACCGGTTAAACCCCGACAAGCTAAAAAAGGATGCACCAAAACTGTTTGAATATTTTGAGGAGCTAACAAATGGCAGATAAAGACAAATTAATTATCATTGACCCCGAACTTGGGGAAATAGATTTGACCGATGAAAAAGCGGTTGATGAAGCCGTGGCACAAGTGCCCGATGAGGAAATAACTACTAATCAAAACCCAACGGATAAAAGTACCGAAGATTTTGAAAAGTACAAAAAGGCGTGGGGTAATGCCGATATTGACACACTTGAATCATTACGGGAAAAACACCCCGAAGATGCACGGTTTAATTTGCACCTTCAATTTATGCCGGAATCTGAAAAACAATCTTTTGCCCAAGCACAAAAACTACACAAAGAAATTAATGCAGAATTGGGCGTATCTGAATTAGCGGAATTCAATAAATTAATGGAATCCGGAAACATCACTAAATGTACCAAGTTTGTGGAAGCATTACCCGAAAATCACCCAATGAAACGGGCAATGGGAATATTGATTAAATATCTATAAACCCGAATAATTACCGAATACATATCTATTACACCTATCCCCTACCGATATTTTACCGAAAGAGGGGTAAAAAGTGCGATTACCTCGAGTACGAGAGGTATACCCGATAGGGTAGGGGAGTGGTAGCCCTTGGGTAAATGATAAAAATTGGCGTATATTAGTGGAGTAGGGGAGTGGTGCTATATACTATTGATATATGCACACACTACTAACAAAAATCAAAAGGTTTTTGAAGAATTGCTTTGAAGAATTTATTAAGTGGTAAAGCACTTGCAATTCAGTTTATCAATGTTTATTATAGATTAATAACCAATAGTTACGGTTAGCCCCCGACATAAGGCGTTAAAACTAAAGGAAAAAATATGGAAGATCAAGATAAAGAAAAAAAAGCCAAAGCCGATGCGGATGCCAAAGCGAAAGCAGAAGCAGACGAAAAAGCCAAGCGGGAAAAAGAAGAATCCGATAAAGATGCTTCAATTCCAAAACACCGCTTTGATGAAGTAAATACCGAACTTCAAAAATATAAAAAAGCGGAAGAAAAACGCAAAGCCGATGAAGCCGAAGCCGAAAAAAAGAAGCTTGAAGAACAAGGCAAATTCCAAGAACTTTTGAATAAAGAGAAAACAGAAAAAGCCGAACTTCAAAGCAAGTATGAAAGATCAGCAAAAGCAAGTGCATTAAAACTTGAAGCGGTACAAGCCGGAACGGTGGATGCCGATGCAGTTTTAGCATTAACAAATTTGGATGAAGTCAAGCTTTTAGAGGATGGAAGTATTGACCCCCAAAGCGTTAAGACGGTAATTGAAAACTTAAAATCAAGTAAAGCGTACCTTTTTGGTGAGGGTGGAAAACCCAACGTGAATATAGGCAATAACGGCGGTGCCCCAAATGGTGGTAACAGCCAAACCCCATATTTCAAACGAAGCCAATTAAGAGATAGTACGTTTTATGCAGAAAATAAGACCGAGATTATGAAAGCGGTGCGGGAAGGTAGAATCATTGATGATATTACCCCCAAACCAAAAGCCAAATAATCCTTTTTCAAACTACTACTTGACAAAGCTTGTTGATTTTTCCCATAATTAAATTACAAAAATAGTTATAAAGGTTAAACCAAAAAAAATATATGGATAGAGATACACTTTCAACAGCCGAATTGTCAGAGTTTATACCAGAGATTTGGGCACAGCGTTCTATTGAGCTATTCCAAAAAGAATTAATGCTTGCAAAGAATGTTGCCCGTGATTCTGAATTTACCCGTGAGAAGGTAGGCAACACAATTCACGTTACCAAAAGAGGTGCGTTAGTAGCTAACCGCAAACTTCCACATCAACCAGTAACCCTTCAACAGCCCGAAGCCGACACGGTGGATATCGTGTTAGATCAGCATTGGGAAGTTTCCTTTACCATTGAAGATGTTGCATCAGCCCAAACTAACCAAGATGTTATGGATGGCTATGTGCAAGATGCAATCAATGTGTTGGGTGAAAAAGTTGAATCCGATTTGTTTGCGGAAACACTTAACTTTGATGCAATTGGTTCCGATGGTGACACACCAGATCGTGCCGATGTATTAACAGCCCGTGCAACCTTAACCCGAAATGGTGCCCCAAGAAGTAACCGCCACTTATATTTGAACACCGGCGATGTCAATATTTATCTGGATGACGATAAATTTATTGATGCAGGTGAAGCAGATATTGCGGAAGGTACATTGGGAAGATTCTATGGATTCCAAACCCATGAATCCGCATTTTTGGAAGATCAAGGTTCACCCGCCAAAACTTGGAACGTGGCTATGCACCGCAACGCATTAGTGCTTGCAACCCGTGCATTACCAGAACCAAAAGGCGGTGCCAAAGTTGCAGTTGTTGAGAAGGATGGCATCATCATGCGTGTTGTCTACTCATACAACGCCGACTACCTAGCCGAGCAAGTAACAATTGATATGCTTTATGGTACTGGCGTACTAGATGAGAATTTAGGCGTTAGAATTGCAAGCTAATCATTGGTATTGGTAGCTAATTACTAACCATATCGTTGATTAATCAATCAGGAAAGCCACCAAGTTATATACAAGGTGGCTTTTTTGTTGGTAAAATGATTGGAATAGAAGTATAAAGATACATATATGCGATATTACCTAGTCAATAAAGATGGCGTTACGGTTGAACGCAACATTACCAAAGAACAATTAAAAACCGCCCTTGCCATTAAACGGTACCGCATGGCAACACTTGATGAACGCCGTGCCTACTTGCGAAAGCAACGTGAAGAAGAAGAAGCCTATTTATCTAACCCCGATTTTGTAAATTTCTTTTATCAAGCCCCCGTACACAACCCCGATGGCTATGGCAATTCAAGCCGGCAATTCAAAGAACGCATGAAGAAATACGGTATTTATTTGAACACCGTGCAAAAAGATCAAAAAGTGGGATTTTGTTATTCAATAGGCAATGAACTTTCATTAATGCACACACCGGTAAAAGTATTGATGACCATGTTTGAATCATCAAAACCGCCGGAATTTTGGGAAAAGTGGGTAAGAATGGCGGATGAAGTGATTGTGCCATGCACATTTTGCCAAAAGCTATTCAAAGATACTTGGGGCATTGATTCCACCGTGGTACCACTTGGAATTGAACCGGATAATATAGGGTGGGTGGATAGAACACGCACCGATGAACACAAATTTACTTTTTTTCACATGGATGCGTTCAAGTACCGGAAGGGTTGGGATTTAGTATTTCATGCCTTCAATAGTGAATTTGGTGAAAAAGATGGCGATGATGTGCGTTTGATATTCAAAACCACGCTAGATATTACCCCACCACTTCACGAATACCCCAAGATTAGCGTTATTAAAGGCAGAATACCCCATGAAGAATTAAAAGAACTGTACCAAAGTGCAGATTGCTTTGTATTTCCGACCCGTGGTGAAGGCTTTGGATTAACACCACTTGAAGCACTAGCAACCGGCATGCCGGCAATAGTACCAAACCACACCGGTATTAGTGAATATTTTGATAATAGATTTTGTTATGACCTTGAAACCCGTGAAGTGCGGGCAAAATATGATAATTATGAATTGCGGGGCATGGAACTTGGTGTGCAATGGGAACCGTTGAAGGAATCAGTACAAAAGCAAATGCGAACCGCCTATAACGAATGGAAAGCCGGCACCGGCAAATATGCGGTGGGCAGAAGTCAAGAAATGGCAGATTACGCCAAGGGATTTAATATTGAAGATACGGTGCAAAAAATTGTTGCTATACTTAAAAAGTATGTGTAATTGAAAAGCATATCAATAATTTATACAATGAATATTATGAACCTGATTACCACGCCAACATCACCATACGCAAATTCTTATTTAACAGTTGAAGAAGCCAATGAATTGATGGAAGGGCACCCACAAAGCCCAAATTGGGATGCAAAGGGTGATGAAGAAAAAGCCGGTTTACTTAAAATGGCAACACGCCAAATTGATACATTGAGATTTCACCACCACAAATTTTTCCATAACACCACAAGCCCCACAAGGGCGTTGCAATCACTTGCATTTCCCCGAAGTAATAGTACCGGCGTTACCGGTAAAGTTGATGATGTGGGGGCAAATTGGGTGATTGATACTACATTAATTTATCGTAAAGGATTCCCCGATTCACGATGGATTGGTGCCGGCATTAGATTTAATAACGGCAATCAGATTGGTAATGTGTACACTATTTCAGCATACGACCCCAACACCGGAAAATTAACCATTAGCGATGAAGCATTTGATGGCACCGCCCCCGAAGTGGGTGATGCGTTCCATGTGGTGGAAGGTGTGCCAAGTGCCGTTAGAAACGCTACTTTGGAGCAAGCATTGTATATCATGGGTGGTGGTGGAAACCGTGCAAGATTACAGGCGGAAGGCGTTAAATCATATTCCATTGGTGATTTATCTGAAACATTTGGCACCGTGGGTGCTACTGGAAAAATCCCGCTTGCACCAGAAGCACGGGCATTTTTATCACCATACATTTCAAAAATTGGAAGATTGATTTAATGCCCTATGATAGACACCTACTTAAACCAAATTGCATACCGAAAGAAAAAACTATCATACGATAGATACGGTAAACCGGTGCTTGATAGCAAAAACGCCTTCAAATGCCGTGTGCAGGGCACCAAATCCCGTGCATTTACTTCTCAAGGGCGTGAATATATCGAAACCCCCGCCGATTTAGAAATGTGGGTAAGTCCTTCAACAAAATTTGTCATAGATGATGGAATATACTTTGAAACCAATAATTATCGAGTTATTAACATTGTGGATAAACGTAATTTTTCCGGAAGTGTGGAGTTTTACAAACTATTATTGCAGTTAGTGAAATAATAATGCCAAAAGTAGGAATTACCATCAATGATAAAGGTTTTCAAGATATGATGAAAACGCTTGATGCGGAAGTAACCAAACTTGAAAAGAAAACCGCAATGGAAATGGCGGATGCTTTATTAGTGCTTGCTAGACTTGAAGTAGCGGTGGTAAGTAGTCGATTAATTGGGAGTGGGCATAGTTTTTTTGACCCCGTGGATAGTAGCGGTGTAACCGCATTTGATACCGAGTATGCAAGTTACAACCATGAAGGAATTAGGCGTGATGGTACAAGGGAAATTAAAGTGCGTTCCGGTGGAAGTAAAGGCAAGTGGCTTGAGGATCCACTTAAATTAAATATTACCAAGTGGAACCAAATAGCAGAAATGGCATTAAATGCCGTAATTGGATAATTATATGGAAACTTTTATTGATGACGTAGCCGAATATCTTGAAACCAATGGTGTTGGTACCATTGCGGAAGATATTTTTGTGGATGAAATGCCCCCAAGCCCCGATGATGTGGTAATGGTTGCCCATACCGGTGGACTTGAAGCGGATAGGTATTTGCCCATTGCTAACCCAACGTGCCAAGTAACCGTGCGAAACACCACTTATTCAGGTGGAATCACTAAAATCTATCAAATATTTAATTTATTACACCAAAAATATGATAATACCGTGCTAAAAATTGGCGGTGTTGATGTAATGAAAATTGATGCAATGCAGGAACCAACCCCAATTGGCAGAGATGAAGCAAGCCGGCACATATTTACATGCAATTTTGTATTTATGATTAGGCGATAAATATATGGAAGAAAAACAGAATCACAAGCATTGGCGTGAATTACGGTGTACCGCATGCCGTGCATTGTTAGGATTGGAATACTTATTTGCCGGAAGATTGCAAATCAAGTGCCCAAGGTGTGGTGAATTAAATACCATATTTTTCAAAGTACCCAAAAACCTTTTACCAAAGCTTATAATGGAAGATAGCAAAATTAATAAAGAAGAATTATTAGGGGGTGATTCAAATGCAAAAAAGTAAATCAAACCAAAAGCGTGTTGATAGTTTAATTGAAAAAAAAGAAAAGAGGGTGTTGGAGTTGCGACAAATGCCACAAAAGACAACCGAGCAAGGGCGGGAATTACGCCGATTAGAAGGTGAATTGGAAATGGCAAAAAATCAAAGACTAGCACACACAAAGGGGGGTGAATAATATGGCAAATTCAAACAAGCGATTAGAGGTATTACGCAAAAAACAAGAAGAAGGTGTAATTACCAAATCAGAATTAGCGGAACTTGAAACCATTGAAAAAATGGAAATTGAACTTGGGAGTGAAGAAGGTGTAACCGAGTAAAAAGGGTTTAACACCCACGGCACCCCGAAAATGTTATAGTATTAATTAGGAAAGGAGGAAAAAACCATGCAAGACAAACAATCAAGATTGGCGGAATTACGCCGAAAGCGACAATTGGGCACCGCATCAAGTGCGGAGTTACGAGAAGTTGGTATTTTGGAAAGTGCCGGTGAAAAAGCACCAAGCGTTCCACAAACTTCAAGTGAAAATGTGTTTGTGCCATTATCAGCACGACCACGAAAACCAATTACCGAGGTTGTAGAAGCCCCCAAAAAGGCATCTAAATCCAAGGTTGAAAAGTCAGAAGCTAAGGAATCTAAAGGCAAAGCCGGCAGACCACCAAAAGCAAAAAAAGTTGAAGTTGATGCAGAGGTATTGAAAGATCAAGCCGGTAATACGGTTGATGGCGATGCCGAAGTTCCAACAGAATCACCAAAGGATAAAACCGAAGGTGAAGAAGCCGGTAAATAATCCGGTAAGAGTATTAAAACCAACAAATGAAAGGGGGTGAATTATGCCAATGGATGACCACGAAGCAAACAGTTATACACCGCCAAGCGTTGCGGAAACAAATCAACCCACTAGGGTTTTTGTACCAACACGGGGCGATTATGACGTAAACCAAAGCAAGCAAAAAACGGTGGCGGAACGTGATGCCCAAGCCGATGCCAATGAAGATGCTTTGGCAGAAATGGAAAATACCACAAATAGTGGTTCCACAAATCCGCAAGGGGATATTGAAACGCAAGATGCGGGCAAAAATTCCGATGCGGAATATGAATAGCAATTAGCTATTCTATGTAAAAAATAGTAAACTTTGAAAGGAGGTGAATACAAATATGGCAAATGCAGACAACATAAAAATAGGTGCATGTCAGGTGTTTTTCAAAGGGCGTGATTTAGGGCACACCAAAGGTGGTGTAACCATTAATTATGCACCGGAAAACGTAATGATTAGTGCCGACCAATGGGGTGAAACCCCTATTGATTATTCCGGAAATGGTGAACTTTGGACAATCACCGTGCGACTTACGGAAAGTGCCGTGCAAAACATCAAAGATGCCATGCCACATGGTACCCTTGAAGCATCCGATGCTAGATTAGCACTTGGAAGAAACGCAGGGCATAGACTTAGTGAGGAAGCCGGCTTGTTAGTGCTTCACCCACTTGCTAACGACCCAACCGATGCAAGTGAAGATGTTGTGTTTTATAAAGCGGTTGCAATGGATGAATTTGAAATGGAATTTACCAATGAAGATCAAAGGGTATTTGAAGTACCATTTGTTGCTTTGGTAGACACCACAAAAACAGACGGCAATTGGCTAGGACACATTGGCGATTCCGGACTTTAACACATTTTTATGAGGTGCATTGACACCCAAAGAAAATATTATGGAAAAAAACTTTATAGAATTAAACTTATCAGGTAAACCGGTGGTGGTAAAAAAACTTCCACTTGGGAAAATATCATTATTAATTGGTTTATTCAAAGATTTACCGGAAGAATTAAAATCCAAGGTAAGTAATATTGACCAAATAGATAATGATGTAATACTTCAAGAAATACCCACATTAATTGCACTTGCAATGCCACACATGGCAAAATTTGTTGCCGTTGCTTGTAATTCCAAAGAAATTACAGAAGAATACTTGCTTGAAGAAGCGGGATTTGATGATGCCGTGGATATTGTGAATGCAATTTTGGAAGTAAATAACATTGCCGGAATATTGGAGAAGGTAAAAAAAACTCAAGCCCTCTATCAAAAGATAAGACCGGCGGTAGCACCGGCAATTCAAAACGCCCAAGCAAAAATGGCGAAAAATGGTTAGAGGGCATAATTCACCAATTGGCGTACACCTATCATTGGAGTAAGCCAGATATTTTGAACACGGTGTATTTGGATGAAGCGTTTTATTACTTGGGAGAAATTGCCCGTGCAAAAATTAGTGGTTATTTAATGGATGTTGCTATTGCATCTTCCCCACACCTGAAACAAGAACACCGTGCCAGATTCATACGCACTTTGGAAAATCAATTGAGAAATGCCGGCGAAAACGATATCATGGAAGATATGGAACCGGATGCGGGTGCATTTGACAAATTACGCAAATTAATGGGTTCCAAGAAGAAATAACTATGGCATTAAATGCGGGTGCAGTCATTGCGAAATTCAAAGCGGATATTTCCGACCTCAAAAACGGCATTAATAATGCTAAAAGTGCTATTGGTGACCTAAAAAGTCATACCGATAGAATGGGTGAAAGCTTCAAGACTTCATTTAGTGGTTTTATGAATGGTGCTAAAGTTGCCGGTGCAGTTGCATCAGGTGCATTTGCCCTATTTGCAAAATCATCAATTGAAGCAAAAAGTGAATTAGACAAAGCAATCATTTCCCTCGATATTATTGCCGAACGCTTTGGATATAGCGGTAAAGAAGCCGGTAAATTAGCCCAAACACTTGGTAAAGATTTGCGTATTGGCACATCAAGTGCATCAGATGCTTTACAGAACTTAATTAAAAGTGGATTAAACCTAGACCAAGCAAGTGATTTGATTAGGCGTTTTACCAATGAAGCCATGACAGGTAAAAGTAGCAGTATCGACCTTGCCACCGCCGTACAAAATCTATCATTTGCATTTGCTACCGGAAATAGTGCCTTGGGTAATATGAGTGGTATTAGTGAAAACTGGAGTGATATTACTGCAAAAGGTGCGGGAGTGCTTGAAAATTGGAATGGAAAAGCGAATGAACAAGCCGGCATTACGGAAGAATTAGCCGTACAAATTAGAGAGTACGAAAAATCATTAAAAGAACAAGGTAAAACCCTCGATGCAGGCGATGCAGAACAAGCAAAATACATTGGATTACTTCAATTAACCAACCTCACAATGGGTTCAAGTGAACGGTTTATTGGTACCTATGCCGACAAAATGGCAGAAATGCAATTAAAGGTTACCGATTTGAAAGTGGCACTTGGCACCCTTTTACAAAATGGATTAAGCCCGATACTTGATTGGTTTAATTCTTCCGGAATTTTAGACCAATTAACCCGATTTATTACCCTATTCACAACCGGAAGTTGGGGTGAAATGGGGGTGGTTGGTGAATATATCCAAAAATTTATTGGTGCCTTCAATTTAGTTAGTGCATGGATTTCAGAAAATCAAGAATTGGTACTTGGATTCTTGAAGGGAATGGCAATTGGACTTGGGGCACTACTCATTATTGGCACAATCATTGGGTTGGTAAACTTATTATTTAATCCAATTACTTTATTGGTGATTGCCATTGGCTTGCTTTTTGTGGCATGGCAAAACAATTTCTTGGGAATTCAGGATTTAACACGGGGTTTTGTTGATTTCATTTTGGCGATATTTGAATATTTGAAGGGTTGGTGGGCAGAATGGGGCAATGATGTAATGAATATCGTGAATGGTATTTGGACTACCATAAAAGGCATTTTTCAATTGGCAAGTGGTGCAATTATGGTAATTATGGGCGTGCTTATTGGCTTGATGACCGGTGATTGGAGCAAAGCCGGTGAATTAATGAAGGCAGGGGCAAAGCAAGCGTGGGATGGAATCGTAAACATTTTATCCGGTGCATTTAATACCATTTGGAGTGCCTTACAAGCATTTATTGCTAACTTTACCGGTGCATTGGATGGATTGATGAATAAAGCCCGTGAAGTAGGGGGTAAAATTAAAGATGCGTTGATGCAAATGAATCCATTTCACAAAAATTCACCATCATTGGTTGAATTAGTGCAAAAAGGTAGTGCGATGATCGAAGCAACCTATTTGGGATTAGCCGATAGCATCAATGGCTTAAATGTTCATCAAGGTATTTTGGATTTGGCAGGTGATGCCCAATTGGCATTGAATCCGGCACTAGCAAGCAATGGTATGGGCACCACGGTAAACCAATACATCAACCAAGATATAAAAGATGGTGCAGATGCCCAAATAGTCAATGAGAATCTAGCATTTATTTTTAGGAATAGCAGATAATACAACTATGATTGCACAATTTACCGTAAGAGGTTTAACCATTGGCACACTCGATTCCAATTTATGTGGATATTTAATTTACCGTTCAAGTGGCTTTGATTTTCCTATTACCCGTGTATCCGTTTCAGACAATGGCAATTATCACGGTGCAAATCTTAACCGTGCATTGTATGGAAGGCGTGTAATGAGTTTAGAAGGTGAAATTATTGCATCTTCACCCACCCATTACGAGCAATTACGCCGTGCGATGCAAGAAGCGTTTAATTTAGCATTTGGATTACAGCGTGCCACGATTGTTACCACCGGTGGCGAAAGTGTGCGTGCAGAAGTGATATTAAATAACAAAATTGAACAGCCATACCAAAAAGGCATGCGGATCCGTGGTGAATACCGGCTTGAAATTACCGCACCATTCCCCTATTTCTTGGCAGATACCGAGCAATCAACCGATGTATTTATGTTTACCGGTGGCGGTGGAGCAATCCCAATGGCAATACCATTTGCGATGGCAACCGGACTTTCCGGAAATGTGGTAATTACCAATGATGGAAATGTGGATGCGTACCCAAGAATTACTATTTACGGGGCACTTGATACACCAACCATTACCAATGCTACAACCGGAAAACAGATTAGTATTGACCATGATTTAGATACTGATGATTATGTGGAATTAGACTTTTTCAAAAGAACCGCTTTATTAAACGGCACAACTAATATTTTTGATGAAATTAGTGGTGATTGGTGGCTATTACAGCACGGCGATAACACCATTAAATTGACCGGCATTAGTTATTCAGGTAATGCACGGGCGGTGGTATTCCATCAAGATCACTATTTAGGTTTATAACTATGAATTTTAGATTAGTAGTACAAAATGCCGATGGAAGCCAAAAGTGGGAATTGCCCTATGATTCTTGGAGTTTTACGGAAGAATTAAATAAAGACCGTTCCGGAACCATTAAATTTACCGATTCAAACGTGGAGCAAATAGGAAATGTGTATAGCGTTTCACCTGAATTTATTTTTAGTGCCGGATATCGAGAAATATACATATTTGATGAAGCAAACAATCGTATTTATGGTGGGTACTTGGCAGAACCAAGCGTAAGTAAAGATGCAAACGGCAAAAAAACCCGCACGATTGCTACTAAAGGATTTTTCCACCTACTTGAAAAGCGACTAACCAATATTCCACCCGTGCCAAGTGTGTTTTATGCTTCCGATTATGCAACCGATATTGCATGGGATTTAATTAACACAACCCAAGCACTAGATTTTGGCGGATTAGGCATTACCCGTGGAAGCCACCCTAATGATGTATTAAACCAACGCACATTTAGATACCACACTATCAAACAAGCCATTGAAAAATTGGATAATAACAATACAAAAGACGGCATAGATCACGAAATTACCCCGTTGAAAGTATTTAATACGTTTTTCCCAACCAAGGGTTCATTGCGAAGCACATTATTACTTGAAGATGGATTTAATATTGATAATTATAGTGTGCGTAAAAACTTTATTGATGCAATGGCAAATCAGGTGGTGGCACTTGGTGAAGGGGAAGGCGATGCCATGATTACTTCCCTTGCCGATGCAGAAGATATATACAAAGAAAATTTCTTTTTACTTCAAGAAACCGTGAGTGAAAAAGATACCGGCGTGCAAGATAACCTTGATAGAAAAGCGGAAAAGTGGATTGAAACATACAAACCGCCACGCATCAATTTGCAATTAGCATGTTCATACGAATCACCGCTTTGGACTGAATACGAAGTTGGTGATGAATTGCCGGTTAAAATTCTTGATGAATCAATTGATGATAATTTTAGATTACGCCAACGCACATTAAATTATAATGGAGAAGTAACACTAACATTTTTACCAAAGTAATTATGAATTTTGACGATATTATCAGTTTTATAAAAGACTTACACCGCAGATTGGAAGTATTGGAAATACATACCGGTGATGAAGATTTTATTGCCCCTACCCTATCCGGTACTTGGGTAAATTTTGATGGAAGCCACCAAGAAGCGGGATATTACCGAAGCCGTAATGGTGAAGTGCATTTGCGTGGATTGGTTAAATCCGGAAGCGTGCCAAGCACTATATTCACCCTTCCCGCCGGCTACAGACCATCAAGGGAAATTTACTTTCCGGTACTTTCAAACGGTGCTATTGGAAGAATCACTATTGAAACAGATGGTGATGTGGTAGCCACCGCCGGCAACACCACATACATTTCCTTAGACGGAATTAGTTTTAGAATTTGATAGAATGAAATTATGAAGATCACTATTGAAATACCACCAGAGTTAGAAAAATATGTGCCTAGTGATGCAAAATATTTTGAAAATTTAATTATTCAACCACTTGCACAAAAATACCGTACAGAATTAGAAGCCGAGGTTTTGAAGAAGGAAAAAACCGCTATTAATAATCAATTGCAAGATGCCCGCCAAAAGATTAATATTAAAAGGGAAGATAAAGCCGAAAAAGTAGAAAACGGCACATTTCCGGATACCTATACCCCGCCAAGCGAAGGTAAAGGCGAAAGGGAGAAAAAATAACTATGTTGCAAACAATGCGTGCCGGTGGCACAGAACACCCCGAACAAATAGTAAATTTCTTTGGTTCAACCATTTATGCTAGTGGTGGTGTAATTGATCGTGAAGCCGGTGCATTATTGGTGGAAGAAAAAGGCACACCAGATATGAATGTGGTGGTAAACCAAGGGCGTGCAGTTGTACCAAAAGCCGATGGCACAATGGCATATCCGGTATGGTTACACACCGCCGATGAAGAAGTGGCAATTGCTTCCAACGGTTCAGGTAACCCAAGAATTGATGCAATCGTGTTGTATATTGATACAGCAGAAACCCCCGATGCAGAAGTAACCAACGTGGCGAAAATTGCCCGTGTTGCCGGTACCCCCAATGCTTCACCAACCGCACCCGATGATTCAGCTATTCAAACCGCCGTGGGAGCATCAAACCCATTTATTGTGCTTGCGGAAGTGCGGGTAAATTCAGGTGCAACAGAAATTGCCAACGATAAAATTACCGATGTTCGAGAAAATGCAGAATTAACGCTTTATAACGGGCGTGTCATTTCATCAATTTCACCGTGGGTTCAACTAACCGATGGTGCAACCATTGATATTGATTTGAATACCGGTAATAGATTTTATGTAACAGTTGGCGGAAATAGAGAATTTAGATTATTAAATGCCAAAGCCGGAAAAACATTTGAATTGCGTGTAAAGCAAGATGCAACCGGTGGCAGAACGTATACGATGTTTCAAAGCCCGTTTAATAATGTGTTGTGGGCGGATGGCATTACGCCTACCCCAACCCCAACAGCAAATAAAGTTGATAAATACGGCTTTGAAGTATTGGCGGATGGTTCATCAATTGATGGTACCGTTATTAGCCAGAATTCATAATGCCTATGCAACGACTATTTAGAAGCGATGATGATAGTAAGTTTATAATCCGGTACGGAAATGCAAGTGCCGGTAATAAAGTATATTCCACTTCAAAAACCCTTGATTCCACCGATGGATTTTATAATTCAGCTATAACCGCCGATGAAGGCGAATACACGGGGCAAACATCACTTGCCGAGGGCACATACAACCTTCCATGTAAAATTGTGCAGTCACAGGGCGTGGGTTCAAATGCCGTTCCTAATTATGAATTCAATCAATTAATTAGTGTTGATGAAGATGGTGTTGCCACTTTCTTATTGCCAATCACAAAAGACTTTGTGACCGGTGCCCAAATCGTAACTTCAAATAATTGGCTAAATGTCACAACCGCAAATGGCGTATCTTTGACCGTTCCACAATGGGATGGTTCAAAAGGTGGCGAATTCTTTATGGTTGGGCGTGGCGGATTTGTGCAAGTTGGATCCGGAAATGTTGATTTGCGGGGCAAAGGATTCCGCCGTGGAGTAGTAAACACAACTAATAATGATGGTGGTGGATATGGCGGTGAAGGACTAGCGGGATATTCCGGTGCCGGTGGGTGGAATCCGACCACATCACCAGAGGGGCAAGCCCCAAGTGGTGGTGGATATGGTGGCGGTAGTTTTTTTGGAACGGGTGCAAGTGGTGCCACAAATTACACCGGTGGCGGTGGTGGTGGTGGTGCCAAGTATCAACAAGGCGATGAATCAGCCGGTGGCGGTGGTGGTGGTGGAAACCTACATGGCGGTGGCGGTGGCGGTGCGGGTACCGATTCAAATGGTTCAGGCGGTGCCGGCGGTGCTTCAAATAGTGTTGGTGGGGGAAATGGCGGTACTGGATTAAATGGTGCCGGTTCCGCATCAGGTTCAAAAGCCACAAATGTATCCGGAAATGGTGGAAATGGTAGAGATGGTGCCGGTGCATTAGGCGGTGGCGGTGGTGGTGGAGCAAATGCAATTACAAATTCAGAATTAAAAGCCATGCACATGGGTGGTGGCGGTGGTGCAGGTGGTAATTATTGGGATAATACCGGTGCATCATTAAAAACAGGTGGTAACGGCGGTAACGGTGCCGGATGTAGCACAATTATTTTCCCAACCATTACTTTAACCGGTGGTGTATTGACCACGGGGCAACAGGGTACGGGTTCAGAAAATAGAGGTGGTGGCGGTGGTTCCGGTGCGGGTGGTGACCAAAGATTTATTGGAAAATACATTGATCTTGGAAATAATTGTAACGCCAATGGTGTTGCCGGACTTGACCCATTATTTGGTGGTGGCGGTGGTGCATCTTCCAAGGCTTCAATTCATGTTGATTATCTTGTATCAGTTGCCGGCACTACAACCCCAACCGCAAGCACACGCAATGATTTGAGTATTACCAATGATAAAGGTGGTGCATTTTTACACCACTTTATGTAATATTTAATTAATAAGGATATATATGCAGATAAAGAAAAACATAACAAACGTAAATTTTACCCCTAATGGCATGCGTGAAGTGCGGGGCGTGGTACTACATTCAATGTGGGGTACATACGCCGGAAGCATTGCATGGTTCAAAAACCCCGATGCCCAAGCAAGTGCCCATTTCTTAGTATCAGCAACCGGCGAAATTACCCAAATGGTAGAAGAAAAAGATATGGCGTGGCATGCGGGCGTAATTGACCAAGGCAAACCACCATCGTGGGTGTTACCTAACCCGAATTTTTACACCATTGGTATTGAGCTAGAAGATAAACGTGATGCAAATTGGCAGTATCCGGAAGCCCAACGAAAGGCAACCCGTGAATTGTGTGATTATTTGAAAACAAAGTACAATTTATCTAATGATAGATTTTTATTACATAGGAATTTAGTGCCTTCAAGAAGAAGTGACCCCGTGGGGGCATTTAGTTATGATTGGGCACTTGGAACAGGGGGTGGAGATATGAACGGCGATTATTACAAAGGATATGACCTTACAAACAAAGAATCCATGAAAGTTGCGGTGGATGTCATGGTGCGTGTGCAACAAGGCGAATTTGTAAATAAAAATGATGTAAAAAGCTTTGAAATTGAGGGGCACACCGTTGGTTGGTACATCACCGAGGTTAAAAACCGTGAAGAACAGGTAAACCGATTGCGTGGTGAAAAAGAATCATTGCAAATTGCCTATGATGCCTTGAAGGATGGGGCGTTAAATCAAGAAGCACAAACAAAAGCCGATAGAGAATTAATCAAAAAGCAACAAGAAGAACTTGATGTAATGGGTAAAGCTATTGGCGAATTGAACCATGAGATTACTACCCTTGAAAATGAAATTGATGTGTTAGAAAAAACTAATGAGCAATTAAAACAAGGTTCTACCGCAAGTCTTACATTTGGTGATGT